ACAGGCAAAGATGCCGGAGCGTTCTACACGCCGCGTTCAGTGGTGAAGACGCTGGTCGAGATGCTGGAGCCATACAAGGGGCGCGTGTATGAAACTTCCCGAGCGGAATGGATACAAATTAGCGGCGGCTATGCGCTCGCGGCTTGAGTGGTGCAAACGAGTGGTGACTGGTGCAAGGGCTCTCGGGTACCTTGAGAAAGGTAGCAAGACGTTCAGGAAGGAGGACTCACAGTGAGTGATGAAGTTGAGGTCGTCAGCGATGGCGAAGGAGCGCTCGTGGTCGGCTCCAACAAAGCCGTGCGACGGTTCCTGAAGCAGAATGGTCTTGCGAAGGTCGCCGACAGCATCGATCTTGAGCGGCTACGCAAAACTCTTGGTGTCGGTTCAGATTTGCTCGAAAGCGTTTCAACTATTGCTGAGCAATCCGCCATGTACCTGAGACTCACGCCTGAGTCGGCACAACGTCTGAAAGACGCGGGCGGTCTGATGTCAACGAAGACCAAGGGCATCAGTCACGCGATGCTTGGTAAGACCGGCGACAGCTCGATGAAGTGGCTCCAGGTCGATACCAAGGCGTCTTCGCTGGTCTCCAACCCCGCAGTTCTCGCAGGAGTTGGTGGCCTCATGAGTCAGGCTGCTCAGCAGGCAGAAGCTCAGGAACTTCGCGAGTTCCTCGTCAGGATCGAGGGGAAACTCGATGATGTTCGCCGCAGCCAACGAAACGCCGTCATAGCTCGGATGCAAACGGCAGCTGGTCAAATCGAAGACGCGCAGACTCTTCGTGAGAACGGCGGAGATCCCAGGACGCTGTGGGACAAAGTTCAAGGGGCGCATTCGGCCATCATCAATGTGCAGGAAGAAACGTTGCTCGCTTTGGGATCACTCGCCGAGAAAGCTCAGGCAGAGGATAAGCCAGGCGCGATCAAGAAAGCGACTAGCGAGATCGAGCAAGAAGTTGCCCTGCACCTGGCTGTCCTTGCACGGTGCTTCGAGCTTGAGGATCAGTTTCGAATCATCGAACTGGATCATGTCATGGCGACTGCCCCCGACTACTTAGAAGGTCACCGGCAAGGTGTGGCGGAGCACCGAGAGAAGCGACGTGGCGCTGTTCTCGGGAAAACTCAGTCGCTGATGCAGCAGTTGGATCGCTCTGGAGCCGTTGCGAACGAGAACATTCTTCTTCACTCCAGAGCGGCACGAGTCATAGTGAAATCGTTGAACGCCACTGCAGAGAGCATTGAGGACTTTCACCAAACGCTCGGGGTGTCCATTGCCAGGGAAGAGATCAGTGCGCTCCCTTGGCGGGAAGCATGGAAAGATCCAGAGCAGCGGAAGACTGCTGGGAAAGAAGCAGGGCAAAAGGCTCTAGTGGGACTTGGAACCGCAGCTGTTGGTGCAGGCACCATCATTGTTAAGCTACGCAACCCAAAGAAATGAGACCACCTGAGACCCGTCCCTGAACACGAAGGTGATCGCTCCGTCGGCGGTGACTTCTGCGTGGTCGGTGAGGGTGTGCCAGAGGTAGGGCGTGAACTCGATCTCGGCGACGTGTAGCTCGGCGAGGTTGAGCTTGTAGTGCTCGTAGGCGCTGAGTCTGTTTTGCAGGTCGGTGATCTCGTCCAGGATGGTGCCGTGCTGTTGCAGCAACTGGGCGTGCTCGGCGGAGAGATTATCGAAGCGCTGCTGGTACTCGGTCTGGTTCTGGGCGACCCGTGCGTTGGTGGCGATCAGTTTCTCAATCGCCTCACCAACGGTTGCCGCTTGCGCGCTGATCCTGTCGGCCTGTAGGCGTAGGTCGGTGGTGTTGAGTTCGGAGAGCAGTGCATCCTCGAGCAGATCATCAGCCGCGCCGCGTTCTGCGAGCAGTTGCCGCACGGCCTCGATGAACGCTTCTTGAATCTGCTGGTCGCTCAGGTGAGGGGTGGTGCAGATCGATCCGCCGTCGTACTTGTGGTTGCAGCGCCATACTCGCTTTTCGTACTTCGACCCGGCGTGCCAGGTTTTCGACCCGTACCAGGAGCCACACTCGCCGCAGCGAATCTTCCCTGAGAAGGTGCGTTGTCGTGACGCTGAGCGGCGTCCTTTCTTGATGGCCGCGAGTTCGGCCTGCACGAAGTCCCACACGGCAGGGTTGATGATTGCCTCATGGTTGCCGGTGACGTAGTACTGGGGCACTTCGCCCTGGTTCGCGATTTGGCGTTTGGTGAGGAAGTCTGCGGTGTAGCTCTTCTGGAGTAGCGCATCACCCTTGTATTTCTCGTTCGTCAAGATGCTGCGCACCTGACCGGCTGACCAGTTCGGGTTCCCGGATGCGGTCTTGTGTCCTTCGGTTTGGAGCCTGCGGGCGATGCCGGTCAGGGAGCCGCCGTCAAGGTAGAGGGCGTAGATGTGCCGCACGAGCTTGGCTTGCGGCTCGTTGATGACGAGGTTGCCGTCCTCGCCTCGGTCGTAACCGAGGAACCGGCTGAACGGGACGGTCACTTTCCCGTCCGCGAACCGCTTCCGGTGTCCCCAGGTGACGTTCTCGGAGATCGACCTGGCTTCCTCCTGCGCGAGGCTGGACATGATGGTGATCAGCAGTTCGCCTTTGGCGTCGAATGTCCAGATGTTCTCCTTTTCGAAGTACACCTCCACCCCGGCATCCTTCAACTGGCGCACGGTAGTCAGCGAGTCGACGGTGTTGCGGGCGAACCGGGAGACACTCTTGGTGATGATCAGGTCGATCTTCCCGGCCAATGCGTCAGCGACCATGGACTGGAACCCGGCGCGATGTTTGGTGGAGGTTCCGGTGATGCCTTCGTCGGTGTAGATGCCTGCGAGCTGCCACCCGGCGTGGTCGGTGATATAGCGGGTGTAGTAGTCGACCTGCGCCTCATAGGAGGTCACCTGGTCGTCATGGTCGGTGGAGACACGGGCGTAGCCTGCGACTTTACGGATCGTGGTCTGCCCCAGCGGGGTGCCGGTGTGCAGGCGGCGAGTGGCCGGGATCGCGGTGACGGTACGAGCCATTAGCGTTCACCCCGCTCCGCGCGCAGCCTCTCGGCTTCGGCTTTCGCCACCGCCCTGTACTTGGCGAGCGCTTCGGGCGGGGTGGGTGCGCTGCGCCCGTCGATGCCGAGTTTGCGGGCGTACTCCCAGCGGGCTTTCACCAACTCGGCCCAGGCGGCGCGTTTCGCTGGGGTCCAGGAGGATCGCTTCAGGTTTGGCCGCCACGTGTGGGCGCTGATGGTGCCATCGGTGTAGTGGAACGTGTAGTGGTCTTTCCCGGTCACGTCGATGTGGTCGATGCGAGCAGTGAACACGTCGTCGTCGAACTCGTCGATACCGAGGATGTTGGCGATGAAGGCCTTGAAGGCGGTGTCGGAGATTTCGCTGGTACCGCAACTGGTGGTGCGGCCCTTCTTGCGTTCGGTGCAGATCCAGTGTTCGGTGGTGATCTGGTTTTGGGTCTTGGGGTTGCGACGATTACGGACGAAGGAGCAGCCGCAGGTGGCGCACTTGATTTTCGAGGTCATCGCCACCGTGTCGATCGACCAGTTCGCGCGTGCCCCCAGGTCGCGGCGACGTGCAATCTCGGCCTGCACTGTGGTGAACGTGTCGTGGTCGATGATCGCGGGGATCGCCCCTTCGACCAGGTACATCGGCAGCTCGCCGGTGTTGCGCACCGCCCGGCCGGGTTTGCCGTCCGGGGTCGCCCACTGGCCGAGCAGTAGGTCACCGGTGTAGGAGGGGTTTTTCAGGATGTGACGCACCCACTCGCCGGGCATCTTGTTGCTTGCCAATTGCTGTGGGGCGCGTCCGTCGGTGATGAGTTGTGCGGCCATCGCCTCACACGAGGTCGGCGCCATGTACTGGGCGAAAATCCACCGCACCACCTCGGCCTCGGCTTCAATGATCTCGACGTCGGTCGCATCGGCGGAATCTGTGTAGCCGTAGAGGTGGAAGCCGTTGGCCTTGCCCTGCTCGAAGCCTTTCCTCACCCGCCATTTCACGTTCTGGCTGATCTGCTCCGACTCGGCTTGCGCGAAGGACGCGAGCAGGGTGAGCACGAGTTCCCCGTCAGGGGAGAACGTGGAGATGTTCTCTTTTTCGAAGCGAACTTCCACGCCGAGGGTTTTCAGTTCCCGGATGGTTTCCAGCAGGTCGACGGTGTTGCGGGCGAACCGAGAGATCGACTTGGTCAAGATCAGGTCGATGCCACCGGCGCGGGCTTGGGCGAGCATGGCTTGGAATTGGGGTCGGTTGGTGGTGGTGCCTGAGATACCCGAGTCGGCGTAGACGCCCACATACTCCCAGCCGGGGGTGGATTGGATCAGTTCGGAGTAGCGGGAGATCTGTGCCGACAGTGATTTCGGGGTGCGGTCGGTTTCCATCGAGATGCGGGCATACGCCGCGACCTTTCGTGGCCGGGCTCTCTGGGGTGGCGGGGTCACCCGCTCCATCATCACCATCGGCTGTTTTTCCTTGTCTGACTAAGGGTTTTGTATCCTTTGCGCGTCTATACATCACTCTGAGCGGCCGTGAAGTCAACCAAGGTTTGTGCTTTCAACACCCCGATGTCCGCACCCGCATCAGCAGCGATCCTGGCCGCGACACTGGCCGCCTGCGCTGGCGTGAGGATGCCGGATTGTGTGAGGTGGTTGAGTCGGGCGAGCGCGAGCGCGGTGGTCGTCTCGGCGTGCAGTTGGGCCGGTGTCATGGGCGTCCGCCTTTGGTGCCGAAGCGGTGGCGGATGTAGCAGGCGTGAGAGCAGTACACGCGTGTCTTGTTGCCGTAGGCGGCGAATCCCTGCCCGCACTCGGGGCAGGTGAACTCATAGAACGCCCGCCGTTGCCCTGCTTCGGGGTGGGCGTGCCACCACGAGCGCCGACACGCCTCGCAGCAGAACTTTGCCGGACGGGCAGACGCAATCGGTGTCCCGCACGACAGGCACCACACCCCGACCGGATCAACGACCTGCGGAACAGACGTGTCTGGGGTGATTCCGGCGCGGCGACACCACGTCTTGACCGTGTTGGGGTTGATGCCGATGTGGGCGGCGATCGCCTGATAGGTAACACCTGCTCGACGCATCACTGTTATCTGCTCCTGCTGGGTTGATGTCATGGCCGTCACTGGCTGGCTCCTTTCCATCTGCACCGCTCCGGAAGCGGGCGGTCTCATCTGTCAGGCACCGGCGGCCGGGAAACCGGACGGGCCGCGAATACCTGCTCACCCGTACGCCCCCGACACCGGCCGAATCCGGACGGGTGGAAGCCACTGCCCTGAGACGACGAAAAGCCCCGCCACCACCCAGGACGGGCAGTGACGGGGCCGGATTCGTACTCTCAGACGGAGATGGCGCGGAGTGGTTAGTAGCCGAGTTTCTGGTTCACTCGCTTCTGCACCTGGCTGTAGAGGTTGCCGAGGCGACGTTTGCGTTCCTCGCCGTTGCCGTACTCGCCGCGAATGACCGCGTCAGCAAGCGCGTCAATATTCGGTCCGGACGGTTTAGCAGCAGGCTTCTTGCCGGCGAGTTTCTCGTTGACCCGGCGCTGGACAGCGGCATAGTTGGCTCCGAGGCGACGTTTGCGTTCCTCACCGTTGCCGTAATCGCCACGGATGACCGCATCAGCCAGTGCATCAATGTTGACAGCGGGCGTGGGGGCGGGCTTCGGCTTCGCGGGCGCTGGCTTGCTGCCGGTCATGTGGTCGTACCAGTACTGGGCGCGAGCCATATAAGCCTTGTGCTGGCTTTCTGCGAGGGATGCAGGGCATTCGGTTGCAGAGAAGTTCTTGTGTCCGAACACGTTCTTGCCCCAGGCCGGGCGGCCGAGCTTGTAGTATCGGCAGATCGCGGCGACGAGGTGGGCACCGTTGTCGAGACATGCCTCGGATACCTTCCATGGGCTGGAAGATACGTCGGCGTGTTCGATGCCAATGCTGGTGGTGTTGGCGTTCCAGTTCCCGGCGTGCCAGGCGGTGTCGCGATCCCACACGAGTTGGCCGATCTTCCCGTCGGATTGCACCTGGTAGTGGGCGGAGGCCTGGCGGGTTTGCCACACGTCCCAGCAGCCCCGGATCGACAGGTTGCCGGCGTTGTGGTGGATGATCACCTTGTCGATACGCCGACCGCCTCGTCCGGCGGTGTAGTGCTTGTTCATGATGAGGTCGACGTCGGCCTCAAGGGTGTTCCAGTTCTTCATCAGCGTTGCTCCTTATCGGTATGGGTTTCAGTGGGGTCGGTATTGGTGAGGGGTGGTCGTTTGTCGGCGCGGTTGGCGATCGCGTCGAGGGCGTCTCGCATTTGGGCGGGGATCGGCAGGCCGAGGCGGGTGGCGTTTTCGATCAGGGAGATGCCTTCGTTGGACAGGTAGAAGAAGATGACTGCTGCCCGCAGCACGCCGGGTGTGCCGATGACTTGGGTGTCGATCAGGTGCGCGAGACCAACCAGGGTGAAGATGAGGATCTTGCGGGAGATGCCCCGGAACCCGACCGCGCTAGAGACGCGGCGTTCGTTGATGGCCGCGAGGACTCCGGTGATGTAGTCGGCGGCGATGAAGATGATGAGGGCGTAGATGAGGCCGTCGAGGCCGCCGAGGTAGGCGGCAAGCCACGCGCCGAGGCCGGCGATACCGGCTTGGATGGTGTGCCAAATGGTCTGCAAAGACACGAGGTGTTTCCTTTCCGTTCAAGGGGTGGGTGGGCATAAAAAACGCCCCCACCCGACACGGGTGAAGGCAGACGTGGATGCGACGAGCGGCGCGGTTTACAGGTTGGGGCTGGTCAGGACTTCCAGGATCGGCATCGTCAAATCCAGGCTTTCCACGACCGGGGCCATCAGCACCGGCTTCTCAGGCAGCACGGATGCGGCGGGTGTTGGTGTGGTGTCGGAGACGATCGGGGTGATCGGATGTTCCACCACCGTCCCAACCGGCTCCACCGTCCCGACTGGCTCGACGGCGATGTCAGTCTCGCGGGTGGTCATTGGTGTTCCTTCCCGCTGGCGGCTTCGATGGCGTCGTAGAGCACGTCATATGCCTCAGCCGTCTGGCCGGACAGTTCACCGTCGTAGCTATCCAAGAGAGCCTCGAGGTCGGTCAGGTGGGTGTCGTAGGTCGGCCCGGACACCTCGACGAGGGATTCGAGCAGCCGGGTGCGGGCGGTCATGAACTCTGCTGCTTGGGCGGGGTTGGCGAGCCGGAATGTCCCATCAGAGTCCAGCAGCGGCGCACCGTTGTCGTCGCGGGCGGCGTATTCGGCCACGAGCTCGTATTCGTCTTCCCCGAAGCGGGCGAGAGCTTGTGTGACGAGGGTGAGCAGTTTCGACCTGGCTCGCGACTGCGCGGCGCGTAGAGGCATTTCGGTGAGCAGCTCGGCGACCGGCTGCAGATACTGGTTGGCGAGCATGATGCGCATAGGTGTTCTCCTTAGCTGAGGGTGGTGGGCATGGTGGACAGTCCGGTGTTCGAGTAGTACTG